TGTTGCTGCACTTGTAGTTCTATTGTATAAATACATTCTTGAAGCATCGTGTTCAATGCTAAAAGCATTACCACCACTTCTTTCAAATCTTAATTGTTGGTCTCCACTACTATTTAATCTTAATCCACTACCTGCATGAGTAATGTCTAATTTATAACTTGGTGATTCAGTTCCTATACCTATTTTATTTGCTACATATAAATCTGAATTTGAATCATTGCCAATACGCACAAGACCGTCTACATATCTTTGAAGATGTAATGATGATGCACCGTCTAATGATTTTATTTCTGAATTTGTGTTTAATTGTACACCTCTGCCATTAGAACTATTTTTTACTTCTAAATTACCAGTTATTGTTGCACCTGCATTAGTAGTTTCAAGTCTTAAACCATTATTATAATAAAGTTTTGCACCAGCGTTAGCAGTAAGTACTAAAGCATTTTCAAATAAATTACCAGTTGGATTATGATGTCTAATAGCTAAATAATTACTACCTGCTAAGGTTTCAATATCTATAATTTTATTACCAGCACCTGTAAAGTTTAATTCACCTGTTAAATCAATTTGATTTCCATAAAGGACAGAAGATACAGAGGCTGTTCCAGTTACTGCTAAATTACCAGTTATAGTAGTATTTTCATTTAGCTTAACAAAATTACCAGTATTAGATATTTCTATTTGGTCAGCATAAGTACCACCTGCATCTTTTGTACCAAATCTTAATCCACCTGAATTAGTATTATTCTTTATATAACTCCAATCTCCAGTGTTAGGTAAGTCTAAAACATAACCATCTAATTTCATTCTTAGTGTTCCACCAGTGTAAAAATTATGCCCAGACATATTAGCACTTGTACCGTAATACATTCTTCCACCTGCATAACTATCTATCGGTCCTATATAAGTAGTATTACTTCCATTTATTCCTAACATTCTTGTTAGCGTATTAGCAGAATCTCTTTGATATATATAGTTAGCATTTGCATTAAATACTAAATCGTCTCCAATTCTTACATCATCAGTAAATTGACCAGTTCCTACAACATGGAGCGAATAACTTGGTGATGCAGTACCAATTCCTACTCGTGAATTACTATCTACTATTAAAGTATTAGCACCTGCACCATCTTCAATGGCAAATACTGTCGCTCCATCATAAAAACTAAATTTGTTATTGGCTGCATCATAACCAACATTCCATTTTACACTACTGCCCTCTTTAAAATGTATTCTTGTATTAGCATCATCACTTCTTAATTGTAATACTGCATTACTTCCATCTTTATGTATTTCTAATAATCCTGCACCATTATAAGTTAATTGTGATTCTGCGTTCATAGCATCTGTGCCAGTAGCAGTAAGTATTCTGTTGTCTGCTCCATTAGCCATAAAGTCTGATACGTCAACAGATAGAGTGACATCTCCAGATGATCCACCGCCATCTAAACCAGTACCCGCAGTTACACTATCAATATCTCCAGTAGCCCCACCACTTGATGAACCAACTTCGACCATAGCATTACCATCACGTATGTATAGTTTATCGTTAGTATAGTCGTATGCTAATTCATACTGATTAAAATCTGTATAATCAGGTGTTCCAGACCCACGTCTAACTAATATAGTATTGTCAACTGCCATTTAATTCCTTTATTAGTATGTGCCGCCATCAATAGTAGCACCAGTTACTGAACTTGCAGTAAGCGCTCCCATCTTCAATGCAGCTAATGTTCCAGAAAATACTTCACTACTATTTGTAGCATCAGTCATCAATGTAAACTTTGCTTCTGAGTCATCCCAACCCATAAATCCAACTTTTGCACTTCCAGAATAATATCTAAACTCTAACCCTCTATCTTTATTGTCGTCACTACCTGGTGCTGTATCTCCACCAAGTGTCATAATAGGATCATCTAGTGTTGTAGTTGTTGAATTTACTGTAGTAGTAGTACCATTTACAGTTAAATTTCCACCTACTGTTAATGTTCCACCAGTTGAAACATTGCCTGGTAATGTTAAATTGTGTGCTAGTTTATCAGCTGTAATAGAATCATTTACTACCTGAGCTGTGTCTACTGAGTTGTCAGCCATTTTTGCATTCGTTACAGCATCTGCTGCAATTTTAGCAGTTGTTACTGCAGCTGAGTCAATCTTAGCCGCTGTTACAGAACTACTTGCTAGTTCAGCAGCAACAATACCGCTATCTTTAATTGTAACAAAACCATTACCTGTTATTGCAAAATTATCACTACTAAATTGAGCCTTACCCTTAGTTCCTGAATCGCTTGATGCGACTGTTGCTATAGGTACTGCTGCTAATATAGTTGATTGTAGATCTGTTACATCAGCACTGTTTCCACTTGTTTTTGAACCTACATATAGTTTTGCACCAGAGCCGTTATTGTTATTAACAGCCAATTCACCAAACGCTAAACTTGTTGGTGCACTTGTACTATTGTAAGCATTTTTCTTAATTGTTATTGTATTAGCCATTAATATGCTCCCCCATTTATATCTTCATTTTGCAACAAGACTTCAGCGTCTGTTACACTTATTGTTGTTTCTCCATTTAATGTAGTAGCAGTAATTCCTGTACCTCCTACTATATCTCCTGAAAAATTGTCTGCTTCTGTAATTACTACATCAGCTGTACCATTGTCGTATTTTAATTTATTTCCATCGTAAAATACTATCTTAGTATATATATCTTTAATTTTATTTGGTTTTGATAATGTTCCACCCATTATGTTGATACTCCTTTATCGTTATATGTTGGAATAGAAACACTAGATACATTGCTATAAGTAGGATTAGAAGCTTTAGTTACATCGCTATAACTAGCATCAATAGGTATAGATACATTGCTGTAAGTTTCATCAGCTACAATATTTACATCAGAATAAGTTTCATCCCCTGGTATTGCAACATTAGAAAAATTTGCATCTAAATTATCTGTAAATGTTTGAACCAATTCATTCATAGCAGAACCAATTGTATCAAAGGACTCTAATCCAAAGTTTCCTTTTTTCCACGTATTAGCCATTAGTCACCTATTAATACTACTGTTACTGTTGCTTCATGAGTATCTAGTTGATAAGCAGAAGCGTTTATTTTGCATTTTGCTAAATCTGCGCTCACTAACGGTATACATACAGACTCTCCCACGCTTAATACTGCGTGTTGTTGTGAATCAAATGTAACAATTACATTAGCTACAGTACCTAACGTACTATCATATTTAACATAAAAAGCTTTTACTTCTGATGCACTAGGTTCAACACCTGTAGTTGTTGCGGTTCCCTTAAAAGCTATATCTCCATCTGTTAAAGCAGCTGCAGACTGTTGATCTACGACGCCAACATACTTAATTGCTTTAGCATCGGTAAATGTACTTTGATATGTACCGCCTTGATTTCCAGTATTTTGTTCTGTTTGAAAATTAGTATACGTTTTACCACCTGCTGAATCTATTACTTCTTGTTGCGGTTCTAACGAATTTTTAATTATTAATTTATTTGCCATGCTTCCTCCTAAAAGCTAGATTGCTTCACGTGTCTGATTCCACTAATTCTTCCACGATTAGCAAACATTTTTCCTTCTTTAATTCCTTTTTCAAATTTTTGTTCAAAGTATGGTGCCATCTGTATCATTTCTGGTTTTTGTTCATACCCTAACTGTACTACTCTATCTACTAAATACTGATGAAATTGTAATGGTATTTCACTTTGTTCTGTCATAGCAGTATTATTATCTAACGTATTGAAATGAGTAGCTTTTTTATAATAAAACAAAGTAACAGTTAATGCGCTTGTTAAACTTGTGTATGCATTTTTTCCAGTTCTTGTAGAATCGTATTCTGCTAAACCAATAGAATCTCTTTCTATCCAATATACTTTGTGCTTAGTAATAGTATTTTCTGTATTATGCGCCATTATGTTAAATCCCTATATTGAGGTCTACCCATTAATCTTTTTATCGTTACATGGTTTCCGTCTTCATCTTCTAGATCTACAGATTTAATTTCTAGTATAGTATCTTTTAATCCATAATAACGTTTGTTAGCTTCAGTTGTAAATTGTGTAGCTTCATCTAATATTAATGTTCTAGAACAAAATTCATCTGATGCCTGGTTTAATAAATGTATAATTTCATTAACTCCTAAGTCTGGATGATGTTTTTTAACTTGGTCTATCATTTGCTGCAACTTCACTTTGCACTCCTCTCGTTAATAAATATGGTGATAGAAAATCTATAAAATCATTTTTAGTTATTTGATATTGTTGAGCAATCCAATTATAATCTTGTACAACTTCTTGCAATTCACTTTGATATTTTTGTACTTCTTCTGTTACTTGCGTAGCATAAGATTGTATTTCAGAATTATATTTAGATATTTTAGCAGCATTATTTTGTATTGCTGTTTCCATATCTTTAATAGCATTCTGTATCAATCGTTGTGATTTTTCTGCTTGATTTTGTAAAGCTACATTAGTTGCTAACTGAGCAGTAGCTTGTGCTGCACTTAAATCATTTTGTGCTTCTACTATTAATGCTTGTAGATCTCTTTGTGTTTTATCTAACTCTGCTTGTATGTTAGACTGATAACTTACAGCATCTGATTGAAAATTGTTTAATTCATCTTGCATTTGTACACCAAACTGTGAAAGTTCTGTACTTCTTAATAGCTGAGCTTTTTGTATTTCTCTAGCAATATTAGACTGATGTTCTGATATTGTAGTATTTACTTCTGCCTGATATTTATTAATTAACGCATTAAATTCTGCTATTTTAAATTCATTGTCTTTAATTGCTGCAGACATATCATTTATAGCATTTTGTATTAAACGTTGTGACTTCTCAGCAAACTCTCTATCTTTTTTAGTAGATGCTATTTGTGCGTCTGCTTGTGCTTCAGCTAAATCTAATTGTGCTGTTTGAACACTAACTTGTAAATCACGTTGTACTTTATCTAAAGACATTTGATTATCAGCTCTAAATTTCTCTACACTACTATTAAACTCTACTGAATTATTTTGTATATCAGCTTGATAGTCTTGTAATTTTTGTTGTTCTTTTCTTAAAGCAGCACTTGCTAATTCTATATCTTCAGTTCCTAAATATGCGTCTACTCCTATATTAGCTGTTGTAAAATCTACGCTATTAGTAGGCGTATTATAAACTGGAGTTGGTGCTACATCTGCTTTATCACCTGAAGTAATTGCAGTGCTAAATCCAACACTTGTAGTTGATATAGTACCTACATCGCTATTAGAAGGCCCAGAATAGGTCACTATGGACAAACCAATGTTAGAGCTAGGTATTGATATGCCTGTCAAATCTAAAGCCGATATATTGCCAATTGTTGATAATGCATAACTTTGCAACTTATCATAGTTTGGCGCAGCTCCTAAGCTTATTTTGCTAGAAGCAGTTACGTTTGTAGCATTAGAAACTGTACTTGCTGTTGCTCCCCCGCCTACATCTGCATTTCCAGGTCCATTGTAAATAATTGAATCTAAAGATGGAGAGCTTGGAGGAACTACATCTTGCATAGACAATCCAACTAATGTTGCATTCTTCAAACTTAAAAATTTTCTTAGTACTTCACCTGCAGCATATAAGATTACACCTCTATTTAGCTCAGGTGGAAAATTATCTACATCGCTTTCACTTAGTGCTGTATTAGTTTCAGGCGTAATATGTTTTACCTTAGCAGTTTGATTTGCTGTAGGTTCAGGCAATACGCTTAATATGTTATTAGCTACATAATATTTAGGATCTAACTTTGTAGTATAGTAAATACTATTTACATCTTCATACTGACCTGCAAGTTCTTCTGGTATTTCCATACAAGATCTTGCCTGCCCATTTGTATCTGCATCAAGTCTTGTTACACTTGCAATATGTAAAACATTAGTCATAACTAACTGAGGAGAAACATTGTTTAAGCTTGCATCCTGAGTTAATCTCATTTTCATTTCAGGATTTTTCATTACAAACTTAGTAACTTGTTTTACGCCTTCTCTTAAATACTGAGTAGCTTCAGTAGTAATACTACTAATACTACCAGTTATAGCTTCTATGTCAGTTTGAAAACTCATTGTTATTTACCTCTTCTCTTTTTAATAACATCCCATGCGCTATGCATACCAGTTTCATTGTACAGTCTTTGTCTTGTACCTGCTTTCTTGCTTGCATCTAAAATAGTAGAATAATTTTGTAAATCATTCAATTTAGGTTTAGTCATCTTTCTTAAAGCCATAAGCTGTTTAGCTGCTCTTGTTGCTACGCCCATTATTTTTTAGCCCTTCTTGTCTTAATTCTATTATAAGTATTTTGAATACCCATTCCAACAGCAGTAGCTCCTAGTATAGCAGGATTAGCTTTAGCTAATTTCATTCCTTT